CCAGCGGCTGGCGCGGTAGCGGTCAGGGTTGGTCTCATATGCAGGCAGATTCAGCTCACCGCTCAGCACCGCCATATCGAGCCAGTTCTCGTAGACGATCTGATGGAAGTTCTCAATAAAGAACCGCTGCAGCACCTTGTACGTGTCGCGCTCTTCCAGCAGGCTCAGCCGGCTGCTGCTGTAGTTGCTCTCTGAGAAGTTCTTGCTGATGCTCTCAAAGCTGACGCCAACGCCAGCCGCCACAGCACGCAGCATCGAACGGGTGAATGGCTCCAGCTGCCCATCGGGTGCATTCAGATCCGGCACGGTCACGCTCTCGCCCGGCGCCAGATACTTGAACACGCCAGGACTGAACTCACTCACGCGCTCGCCCTCATAGATCTCATCACCGATCAGCTCACCCTCAGGCGATTGGATGAATCCCATCAGTGCGCTGCTGGCACGGGCACGCACCACCTCGGCCTCTTCATAGCCCTGCAGCATGTGCAGCCGCATCAGCGCCGATGCAAACCATGTAACGCCGCGCGTCTGCGATGGGCGCTCCGGCAGGAAAAGGTGAATGACCTCATCAGCAGGAACCCGGATCCGTCGGCCATTCGTCCGCGGATTGCCCGCATACGTGTCACCCGGATGGTTGGCATAGAAGTGATACGCCTGCGGCCGCAGGTAGCTATCCACCTCGATGCCCATCCGCACCGTGTTACCGGCCGCGGCCTGCGGAATATCGTCGTCGATCAGGTAATCAGATTCCAGCACCTGCAGCGCGAACGGCACGCGCGAACCGCCGAATGGCTGGCGGATCATCCGCACAAACACCTCGCCGCTCTCCGCCAGGCTGCGGCATAGCAGCCGCTCCATATCGTGGAAGCCCAGCAGGCCGCTTACATCACAGCGGCTCTTGTGCATCCACTTCTCCCATGCCTCATGGATCTGGCCGTTAATCGCCTGATCCAGTCGCCCGCCACGCTGCATCCGCACCTGTGACTGGTGCTTGATGCCGTGCCCGATCACATTGTTCTGAATGCTGCGTAATGCCTGCCGCGCATAGTCGTTGTCACGGCACAGCTGCCGCGCACGATTGCGTAGCGCCTTGAAGCTGCTCTTGATCTCGCTGTCAGCACTGGTGCCGCTTGTCACCCAGTCAGCCGTCAGCCTGCTGACACGCGCACCCTGATACGCCCGCGCACGTGGCCGCGTCGGCTCAAATCCCATCGCCTTGAATAGCCGCGTCCGCAATCCCATCAGAACCTCACGAATAGGTTGTGCGGATTGCCCAAGCCGTTGGCGATTAGATCCGCCATCTGCTCTCGTTTGATCTCAGCCTTCAGCTTAGATTCGCGCTCCATCAGTTCACCTAAATCCAGCTTGGTGAAACTGCGGCTGCCGATTGTGTACTGCTTAGCGCCGCCGCTAATGATCGTGCGGATCGCAGCCTGCACAGCATCGAGATCGATCTGCGCCTGGCTGCGCCCATCAAACGCACCCGGTGTGCCGGCATAGCTCAGTGCCCGCTCAACCGTCAGCTGGCCAGCGCCTAGCGTCACCTTCTCACTGCCGGCCGTAGCAATCGCCTGCCAGTACCACTGCCCGGCATCAAACCCAGCACTGGTGCTGGCAGGGATGGTGAACTCCCAGCCAGTGCCATATGCGGTGCCCGTCACCGTGGCGCCTTCGCTTGCTGTATTGGTGCGCAGATAGTAGCTCAACGACCAGCTGCCGCTATCAATCGCATTGCCGAGGTTGTCGGTGCCGGATTCATCGCGCCACTTCACCGTGTCGCCGGCTCGGATTGTCGCGGGGATGTTCACGGCCTACCAGTTGCTGACAAACGCAGACGGAGCGGCAGGCGCCGCTTTCTTTCTCGATCTTAGCGGTGCTTTCTTGCCCTCTTCCAGTTGCACTCTCAGCTGTTCCCACATCGTTGCCTGATTCATCCGCCTGCCATAAAGCAGCATTGCCGCGTAGCCATATACCAGGCAATCCAACGCCTCATTACGATCTCCCGCTTTCTTCACCCACTCACGGATCGGAAACCCTCGGTGGTATCGCAACGCCTGCCGTTCGCTGGTCACCTGCTTGAAATACTCCGGGTCCGCAGCCATGCCGAAGTGCAGCCCGCCCGTTGCTTGGTTATGACGCAGCCGGCCAAACAAAGTCGTCTTGATCGTGTCGGTGCCCAGCTGATACAGCGTCACGCCGCGCTTGATCACACGACCGCGCCAGTTCACATCCACCTTGCTGCCCTTGCCAACCGCAGCACTGTTGCGCCGGCTGCTGCCCTTGATCGCCACCACGCCTTGGCCCACGCGGTCGCGCACGTACCGGTACACCTCATGCGTGCAATGGCCGCCGGAGTCCACCGCCATCTGCATCACCTTCAGCGTCTTGCCGCTCTCCGTGTCCCACTCAGTCGCCAGCACCTGATCCAGCTGCCCCCATACCTCCGTCATGGTCGGGTCACCCATCAGCTCCTGATGCCACACCAGCCAGCCCGTCTCGCCCTCGCCCCATCCCCACACACTGACCGCCAACCGATTGTCCTGCACGTCAACGCCAGCAGTCAGCAGCACCACGCCAGCTGGGCATAGCCCGCTCCTGTAATCCAGCCGCCGCTCCATCAATCCATCGGCGCTGATCTTCGCCGCATAGTCCTCCTCCCATGTCTCCGCCAGCCGCGTATTCACAAACGCCTTCAGCGCCGGCGCATCACCCTTTGCCCTCAGGAAATCCTCCACCAGCTGCTCCCAGCTGCACCATCCCAACGGGCTATACAACCCGCTCAGCTGGAACCCAGCAGTGCGGCCATTGCCAGCCGGTGCCGTTGCACGCCATTCACCACGCCGCAACATCGCCGGCTTATGCAGCTCCTCGAATCGTTCGCTGCAGTGCTCACACTGATACCGCGCAGTCTCCGGCCTGCCGTCGTCCCACTTCAACTGCCCCCACTTCAACCACTCCATCGCGCCGCAACTAGGGCACGGCACATAGAACCGCCGTTGATCGCTCCGCAAATACTCCGCCTCAATCCGGCTGAAGTCCTTCACGGTTGGCGTGCTGGTCAACAGGATCTTGCGCCGCGCAAACGTCGTCGTCCGTCGCTCCGCCAGCGCCACCGGGTCGCCCTCCCCGTCCACATCGCTAGGGAATCCATCCACCTCATCGCAGAACAAATACCTACAAGGCGCTGATCGCAACCCCGTCGCACTATTCGCCCCAGTCAGCAGCATGATCCCGCCGCTGAACTCCTTGCTGAACATCGTGTTGCCGGAGTCCCGCGCCCGTGCCGGTGCGATCTTCTCCGCCAGGCATGGTGTCTCCGTGATCATGCTTTCGAGCCGTTGCTTGCTCAGCCGCTTCGCCATCTCCACCGTCGGCTGCACGCACAGCATCGGGCCCGGCGCATGGTCGATCACATACCCCAGCCAGTTGCTGCCTGCCTCCGTTTTGCCCGTCTGCGCCGCAAACATCATCACCACCCTTTGAACAGGGCTCTCGCTGCTTAGGCAATCCATCGGCTCCCGCAAGTAAGGCGTCCGATCCGTCCGCCATGGCCCCGGCTCCGCACTGGCCTTGCTGCTCAACCGCCGATACCGATCCGCCCATTCGCTAACCGTCAGCGGCTGCTCAGGGCGCAGCCCATCCATAAACCCATCGCGCCATGCATTAGCCATCACACAACTCCACCAGCGCACTGCGGTGCTCCTGCGTCAGCACCTGATGAATCACGGTCGGATCCGTCTCACCAGCCAGCTGGTGGCTCAACCGATCCGCCAAATTCGCCAATGCTTCCCTTACGCCGCGGCCAACCTTAAACGCCTCTTTCTTCACCTCATCAGCAGGCACCAACTCGCCACGCTGCTGCGTCACCTGCAGCTTTGCCAGCTCAGCCTGATAGTGCTCACGCCGCGCCCTGCTCTCATTCAGATCAGGGATCGCATCATCCGGCAATCCATTCACCCGACGCCGCAACTCATCCGCATCCCTGACAGGCTCCTCCACCGGATCCGGCCTGCTCACCTTGCTCACGCTGTTGGCGACCGTGTTTTTGTTCCACAGCTCCAACGCCAGATCACGATCTAGCCAGCGCTTGCCATCCTTCACAACAACGGCGCCAGCAATCCTGCTCTTCGTCGCATGAGTCACAGCACCTTTGCTGCACCCTCTGATCGCTGCAAACTCAGCGAACGTGACCAGCACAAAGTTGAATCGATCTAGCGTTAAGTTAACTCCCGCTAAACCGCCCTAAACTGTCTTAAGGGAGTCTCATTTAAGACTCACATGAGACTCCTTGCGGCGCAAGGGTTTAGGACGGTTGGGCTCTGACGCTAGCGAAAGCGGGCGCGAACGAACGACC